GCTCAAGTCCGTACTCATGCGGGTCAGGGCCCCCAGTTTCTTTGCGGTCAGCTCAACCTGGTTCCAGCTCTTGTCAGATGCGGTAATTGCATCCGTTTCACCCACGAAATACGCTGTAACTCCACCGGTCCGCCTGGGAATATTCACATGGTCACTCGACATTGGAAGTACCCTGGCCCACTGGCGGAACATCCCATATTCCTCTCGCAGGTCGATAATCGCCCGCTCCATCACATCGGGGACAACAAAACCGCCGGCCGTATTAACCCCTTCGGTTTGTACCCGAATTTCAACACCGTGTTCACGGCACCACTGGCGAGATTCAGCATGTCCCATGATTGTCGCCATTAGCCATCTTCCGGAGGTGTAGGCATTGGCCTCTGCTTTTGGACCTTTGAATGCCCGCAATTTACCGAATCTGAACAGGTCCTGCTTAACTACCTCGATCCTCTGGCCGTTTGCGAGTTCAGGGGTGACTTTTCTTTCCGCAGGTGCATTTTGACGCGCTTCGAGGGCCTCGAGTTTTTCCTGTCTCCCGGCCTCCTGCTCGAGCCGTTCCGCCTCTTTCAGATGGGCATCGAATTGTTCCGCTTCCTCGTGGGTCATGCCCCTGACTTCCTCGTCGGCCTTATCTTTGATTGCACGCGCAGCTTCGGCCTCTTTAACTGCCCGTTCTCTGATTTCTATTACCGTCATGGAAAATCTCCTTAGTTTGCCAAAAAAGAAGAGACCGTAAGTTTTACCTCACGGCCTCTATACAGGCTGTTCGATGGTATAGCATCTAAACGGTGGTATAGCATCTAAACGGTAGCTAACCGCCTGTGCCTATCTTTTTTGGTTAATGTTTTAGTTAATGTTCCTTAACAAAACCACATCCCGGAACATCGGCCCGGCACAATAAGTCAAACTTAGGCTGACTTATTGCGATTGATTATCCGACCAGCGTATCTGTACTTTCTTTTAATCTCTTGCTGGCGTTCACGTTCTTTTTTTTCGTTTTCATCGATACTTTTCTGCCCTGGACCAGGACGTTCTTTTCTTCTCATCTGGCCGCCACATTTGGAACATTTGATATCTTTACAATGCTCATTAGTTTCCGTAATGTGTCCACATTCGATACATTCGCATGTGTATTTTTTCTTGGCACGATTTTTCTGGTTCTCTACCAACGATCTTACCGCTACAGTTGTATCGGGATAGGCCGGATATGTTACCGGCCCCACATCGAACAGCTCCCCGATTTTGATTATAGTGCGTTCCACACTGCCATCTTCGTTGTATTTCCAGTCATCTTCCGCTGTAATAAAGGAAAAGCTGCAGCCGGTAATGTCCTTACGCCTGATTTCTTCTATTACGTCCCTGCCCGTATTCGTATTCGGAGGATCAATCTCCATCCCCAGCCCAACCGAATTAGATTTTAGTTCAAGAGTGCCGCTTGTTGTCCGGCCCAATAATAGATTCGGATCGTGATTTTTCAGGGCCCGGACATCGCATTTTTCAATAACCTCATCGAAGGCCCCGCCCCTTATCCGTTCTATGAATCCACCCAAATCAAGTGACCACGTCCCGTATTTGGCTGCATATCCTTTTATTTTAGGCTCATCGCCATCAGTAACCCTTAACTCTACGTCATCAACAGTTAAAATTCGCCGTTCTTTTTTGGAAGGTTCATTATTAGATGAACGGGAATTATCCCACTGCGTCTGGCAAACGGCATATCGCTCTTTTTCGTCCTCGTATTCTTCTTTCATGACTTTATCAGACATACACCTGTCCATAAAATCATCCTCTGATTCATTTTTTTTAGGCTTAGGTAGTGGCATGATTGCCTCCTATTCTTTCGATTATTTTTTCTGCAATTTCTCCGGCATCATCCTCTGAAATTTTATCACTTATCAGCTCCTCAACTGAGTCATTGAGCAGTCCCCTAATCTCCATACCGCCCCTGTTGCAGGTACTGGCGTAAGCAATGACCGGCTCAGAAAGGATTGTCTTTGCAAAACTTCTCTGCGATTCGAAATTTGTAAAACTTTTCCGGGCTACTCTTAATAGCTGGCTCGCTATCAAATCCCGGTGCGCCTTGCGGACACTATCTTTATCTGAATTACGAAGCAGACCATCAACAAGAATTTCACAAAACATTTTTGCCCTCTCACCCGGCATGAACAATTTATAATCGCATTCCAGTTCCCACTTACGAAACCAATACAGCATAGTTGCGGTCACAAAATCGATGTTCTGCTCCTCTATATTGGAAAATGTCGCATGTTCTAAATCGCCAATTTTGTGCGGGGGTATGGTGAATATCCTTGCACAATCTGCAACCGTATATTTTTGTACCTCTAATGCCTGGGCCTGTTCGGGGTCAACTCCTGTTTTTATCCAATTCATCCCTTCCTCAAGTATTTTTATTCTATGCGCTCGACTCAGGCCTTTATGTTCTGTGTTCCAGCTTTCTTTCAGATTTTTTAATGCCGGATCGCCTAAATGGCTTGGATGTGTCAATACTCCACCCGGGCTTGCATCATTACTGAAAAACCTGCCGCCAAACTCTTTTACAGCTACGCCATAGCCAATCGCTTCTTTGTGATATGATACTACGTTGTATCCTGTATAACCGTCAAACCCAAGTCCCTTGATATGCAGAACGTTGTAATCCGGCAGAGGAACAACAGGCCCTTTTCGCTGATGTACTTCGTAATACGGAATTCCATCATCGCTTATCTTGCGAAACGTCCGGTCGGGCAACAAGGGCCATAGTGCAATTGGCCGGCCTCCGTTATCCCTCTGTATTTCTGCAAAGCCGTTGCCGTAAGTCAGTACGTGGGACTGGCGGGTCTCTATGAATGTCAGGGCATCCATATATTCATTCGGCCTGTTGTGCAGAAGCTGATATACCGAATGTCCATTCGCCCGGGTCTTACCGCCTTTGCCGTCCCTGCGATAGACGATAAATGGCAGCGCTGCAATGGTCCCCGATATTACCCTTACCGCCGCCCAAAAAGGTGAATACTTTAATGCCGAAGCAAAACGAGACAAGATGTTTTCCATTAACTTCATATCAATTATCTGTATGAAAACCTAATGATACAAAATTACAGTCAGATGATTTAAACTGCAGCTTATCGTCCTTTGCCATTTGTAAGGCTTCTTCTTGATGTTGTTCGAGAGAAACTGAATCAGAAGTTTCAAAATCAACTTCCGCTTTCGCTATTACCTTATAAACGTGAATATGATTTTTAGTCATTTTCTTAATCTCATATTTCGATAATCCCGCGCGTCTCATAGACCGATTCTTTCGGTCCTTCATCCATCATGGCCCGGCCCAGACACATTATCAAAGCCACGATGCCGTCAATTCTTTCTGTTGACCTCGCTTTAGTTGGTTTGATATTTCCTGCCGGATCTAAATCCACTGTGACATTGGAAGCCATCCAACGCAATACGGGGTTGCCGCCATGTGCCAGTTTCTTGGATAATAGAAGTACCTCTAATTGCTTCGATGGTTCAGTAAACGATTTAAATCCTTGCCTGAATTCCACAAACTTGTTTTCATCCACTCCCTCCGCTATAAAATGCTGTCTTATAAATTCAAAACTCCAGGGGTCAAACGCTACATCGACTATATTAAATTTTCGATAATCCGCCTCGAAACACGCCGTAATTGTTGCATAATCAATTGTGTTCCCCGGTGTTAATTTAATATATCCCTGCTTTGCCCAGGCCACGTATGGCACTTTGTCTTTTGTCTCTCGCCTCTCTGCGTTATCCCCCGGCACATAAAATCTTGGCAGTACTCTCCAAAGTGGACAATCATCATCCGGTGGAAATAGCAGGACCATTGCCGTTATGTCTTTTTTTGTAGATAAATCCCATGCCGCAAAGCATCTTTTGCCGACCAGTTCCTCCTCGACTATAGGAGAGTTACATTTGTCCCAGATATCCATTGGCAGCCATCGCACATCTTGCTCGGTCTTGATATTCAGGTGTAAACGTTTGAAGGTATTTTCATAAGCTGGAAGCTCCTGGGCCTTTTTGCATTCTCTCTTGATGTAATCCTTCGATATGCTTATGCCGAGGTTCGGATTCGCCTTTTTCCAGACCTTCGGGTCAGTCCAGTCATCGTCCGGCAGGGCTTCGTAAATCACCGGCAGGAAAGTATCATCCGGATAGCCGTCCCGCACCTTGCAGGCGTAGTCGTATTTTTCATTGCATATAGATTCCCGATTATAGTCGGAAGTGGTGATATGAATTTCCAAAGGTTGTGCCCGGGAACCGATGGAAGTATGCAAAACATCGACAAGTTTTCGGTCAGGCTGCACGTGCAGCTCGTCATTGACTACAAGATGTGAGTTGAATCCATGTTTGGTCTCTGCCACTTTGCTAACCGGCTTATAATACGAACCTGTTTCAAGGCCGGTATCAGGGTCAATGGCAACAACAGAGTTTTTATATATCTGGACCCTTCGTAAAATCTGAGGCGATGATCTTGCCTGTCCCTTGACCGCCTCATCAAGTTTCTTCGCCTGCTCTTTATCACCGGCGCTCGAGTAGAGCTCCGCACCCGCTTCATCCTCGCAGACCAAAATATAATTGACTATCCCGGCTACTAAATATGTTTTGCCGTTCTTTCGGGGGATTAGTATAAAAGCTTCTCGATATCGCCTGGTCCCGTCCGGCCGCTTCCAGCCGAACAGGTTGGC